CGTATTTGCCAATAGCCATATCACTGCTAAAGATACTATCGAGGGTGTCATCAATATCAACCAGAACACAAGATGCAAATTGACGTAAAGGGGTCCGTACTCCCGCCATGATCGGGGTGGGGATGTTGATTCTGTGTTTGGAGATTGCGTCGTAGTATCGTCTGACATAGTTAAGCCTCGTTTCTATAGGATAATCTTGAAAAATTGCTGCTGCAATAAGCATGTACATGTATTGTGGAGTTTCATACAATTCAGAATTACTTCTGTCTTGTACTAGGTACTTGTCAACAACTTGACGTAAACCTGCATAAGTGAATAGGAAATCACGATCATGGTCTATCCAACCATTAATCCTATCCCATTCTTCTTTATTGTATTTGCTAGGTAATATTTTATCATAAATTCCTTTATTTGAACCAGAAAGTAAATGTTCGTAAACATTTGGAAATCCATCTCTCCAAGAATTACCAAATACTTGTTTATATAATCCATAGAGTAAAAGACGAGCAGCAACGAACTGGTAATTAGGACTATCCAAACCAATTAAATCTGATGCAGATCTTACAAGTATCTCTTGTATCTCTGCAGTGGTAATACCATCATAGAATTGTAATCCAGATTGTATTTCTACTTGAGAAGCAGAGACTCCTGCAAGTCCTTCACATGCTTCTTCAGTCATTTTATGAACCTTTTCAAGGTTTAAGACTTCACTATGTCCATCTCTTTTTACGACTTTGGTTCCGTTGCTCATACTCGTTTCCAGTTGTTAAGTTGTACTTTTGCTTTTAGTCCTTGGTAGGTATTAGATTCTACCAGATTTTTCACATCATGTCCAGCAAGATGCATATCATTTATGTCTTTTTGCTGAATGTTCTTTGGCCAGATAACTATCTTATCTCCTCTATCAATTGATTTGGAGATTCTGTTGACGATTTCTCTACTGCGAGGTTCGTTATCATAAACACAAATATAATCGCTCCAACCAAACGACCTAAGATCAAGATCGGCCCCAGCCATAGCAACACAGTTTTCCAAGAAAAGGGAGTCGAACGGTCCCTCGACAATGTAGATTGTACTGCTTTTGTTAATCCTTTCAAGTCCATAGATTTTTGGTGCATCCTCGTCTAGCATTATTGTTATGTATCGTAATTTATTTTTTGGATTAAGGGATCGACCTTGAAATCCAAATATTCTATTACGATCTTTTAATGGAATAATGATCCTTGATTCATCATTATCTAATTCACTAAATGTATACTTTTGATCATTAGTCCATGCTTTAAACTTGTCACAATAATACAAATCCCTGAAGCATTTCTCTGGTAAATTTCTGTTGGAAAGATATGCTCTTGCGGGATGTTCTTTATTTAGTTCAGAGATTCTAGGGAGATCAAAATCCTTCTTAACAAATTTTGGTTTGCTAGATTTCACTACTGGATTTGGTGCAGTACTACCCTTTCCAGTCAGTCCAGACTTATATCTCTCCATGATATATTGATCATGAAGTATCGTATCCTGATCTTTAAGAAAGTTAGTAAAACTTCTAGAAAGACCACAATTATGACACTTAAAGTTATGATCGTTTTTATATTGGTATAGATATCCTCTCGTCTTATTCTTATTCTTTTGTGAATCACCACAATAAGGACATCTGAATGTGTACAGACCTTCCTTCTTCTTGCTAAATTTCTGCAAGCGAATAGATACTAGTCCAATGTACTTAGTATCAACAAAACTCATTATAAGGGTATTACTGGTTCTCTATTATACTCGATTGTACTGTTGGTGTCAATGCTGTCCCAACTACTCTTTGTCCAACTGGACTAACTAAAAAACTTATTATACTTAACGCACCAAAAATTGACCACATCTTCTTCTCCATCAATCGAAGACGATCATCTACCTTGCGAATATCTCTCTCACATCCTGCCTTAATCTCCGCAGTCGAACGACTAACCTCTCTGTGAAGCGATTCAACTTTCTCGAATAATACTGCATCTATCCTATCCTGTTTGTCTAATTTCTCATCATGGACAGCAAGCATCTGACCCATCTTGATTGAGTTCTCACTCAGAGTTTCTATTACACGTTCTAATCTTTGTATCAGTGCGTTATTATTTTCCATTCTTCTTAACGTCTCTCAACCATTGAGTTCTAGATCCTATACCCAAATATATGTTCTTTTTCTTCTTTTTATTCACAGGGGGTTGATCACCTGCTTCATTGGTACCAGCAATATCTCCACCAGCAACAGCATTGGTTGGTACATCTTCCATAAAGTCTTTAAGATTTTTCATTAGATTTCCTTTAAAGTCTTCATACACTTTTTATCCAATTCAATATCATGTAAAGTTGTTTTGGGGTATTCTGGAAGTCTTCCGAGATAAACTATAAAAGTTTTAAGGACACTCCATAAATCTTTATCAATTTTATAAAAAAGTAAAGCAGTTGTTGCATCACCAAATACATTATAAAGAATTATAAAATGATTCATTAATAAATGGATATTGAGATCTCCTGAATTTTTATACTTATTCAGAAGTCTCTTTATCCATTTGAATCTCTTCATGTCCTCATAGAAGTCATCTTCTGTGACCGCTTGAGGATTATCATAATGCTTGATAGCAAACATTATGTAATTATTTTCATTCAATTCATCAAATTTCATATTAAATTATGTAAGTTTTTCTATTTAAGTATCTGGTAGAATTGTATCATCTGATGCATCACCAGTAATGAATCCATCTCCACCACCAGCAACTAGTACCTCAGTCTTAACTCTTTGGTTACCATGCTGATCGGTGTAACTAGTAATACCAACCCATCCAGAAGATGCTGGTTTGTATTGAGAATTATCTCCTCTTGCTGCTTGTGATTCTGCAACAGATACACCAAATATTTCACCTACTCCATAATTACTATCATGTAATGTATACTTAGGTTTCTGACGAATCTCATAAGCAACTTTACTGAAATCAGTAGATCCCAAATTATCTATAGTAATTGTAAGTTTTCGTTCACTAGTAATGCCAGTTACTATACCATCACATGTATTAACTCCAACTGTAACTACATCACCAACTGCAACTCCTGCGGTTTCCCAAGCAATTGCTCCAGTATTCCTTTCACAAATTCCTGTACTAACATCGACATCGATGGTTCCAGTTGAATAAACAGTGTCTTTTTTACCCCAAAGAGCCATTTGTTTTTACCTACGAAATTTTCTTTTCTAGAGATATTTATACAGCACCAAGCCTCATTGCTTTTCGGATTCGTGCTACCAACTGATCATCTACATCATTATCAGTAGACTTTACATACTCTTCCATCATCTGAACAGCAAACTCTTTCATCTGTTTTTTAAAAACCTTCCTCACTAGCATTAGGAGGATAGGTTTTATTAATAAGAATAAAAAAGTCATTTTTAATGTTTATGATTTTCAAAATACTTTACTGCTGCGTCGTAATAAGATCCCATATTATGGTCGGAGACCCCATCAAATCTTGTGTCGTTCTCATCTTTAAGTTTAATAACTGGATGAGTATGAACGTATCCAACAAGCCATGGAGGAGTCGCTGGAACAATATCATCACCGTGTACAAACCTGTAGTGTTCAAGATCCTTAATCCTCCTTCTCAGTCTACGACCACCTGGTCTTGGTGACCCTGCGGTAACTAATGCAATGTTTTTATTACCAGATTCCCAGAGTAGATCAGCAATCAATGTTGCTGTTGCTCCACCAAGTGAATGACCTGCAATAACTAATTTTCTTTCTGGATTTAATCCTTCATATGCAACCACCAACTGTGCCAGTGTTCTGTTGCAATTATTCTTAAATCCTCGATGACAATCATCTCTTCTAATTAAAAACTTAAGATTAGTTATCCAATCAGTCTTTTCATTAGTACCTTCTACTGCAAGAATGGTATGTCCTGCAACTTTTCTACTGACCAGAAAATCCTGCTCATGTGGATAAACATCTCTACAACACCTCAGTGCTTCGAGTACTACTTCTTTCGGAAGACTACCGCAACTCATATATTTCAGATACAACTGATCTATATAGACGATTTAGATTTATAATCTTCCCACTCCTTAATATGTTCTTCTGACCAATCCTTCATATAAGTTGGTCCTAATGCTCCACGCAACAAGACAACACTAATACCATTAATTGATTTCACAGGTGGTAAATTATTCTTATCACCTGGTTTTAACTTAGGTGCATGAGGATTATCCATATCTTTAACAATACCTATAACTTCTTCTCTTATCTCCATCAACTCATGAAAACATTTCTGATTATGAGAACATCCACGTAATTGATGATCTGCTTTGTATAATGATTCTAAAAAAAGTGCTTTACCACGATCCCACTTTTCAGACTTCGTTTCCTTCTCTTCAATAGAGTTCTGGTCTTTCATACTAAATCAATATGTCAATAAATTATACCACAATATTTATTGTGTGCCAACTATCTTATTAATTTGTAGTGCGTTCTTACTTTTAGGATCTTGTTGTACTCCAGGTCTAGTATCTCCACCTTTAGGTTTCTTAGTAGACTTTACTTCTGGTCTACGATCTCCACCTTTAGGTTCTTTCTGCTCCTTTCTCAAAGATCCTGCTTTTATTATATCAATAATTTCAACAAAATCTTTTCCATCAGCATCTTGAATGGTGATACTATCACTTCTCCAATCAGAATATTCTTCTTTTTTGTAAGTAGGAACCTTTGCTCCCTTTACACCTCTTCTTGCTTTGTGCTCTGCTCTGCGTTTGTCAATAGTCTTACCCCTTTTATTCTCAGGATCAAACATTGCTGGTTCTACAGTAGAAGGTCCAGAGTGTCTCCAGTTTCTGATAGTTGCTTTACCATAATCTGAACGACCTTGATCTACCTTTGCTTCAACTACTGGATTCTTGTTAGGATCAATTTTTTTCTTTCCTTTATTTTCAATCTTTTTAGTTTCACATCCTGCTTCTTCCTTGACACCTTTAACACCACGCCTTGCCTTATGCTCTGCTTCTCTTTCTTTCATTGCATCTAAACCAGGAGCACCCTTCATTCCTTTCTTTCTCATCCATGCCAAAGTTCTTTTCTGAATCTTTCCAGTTTGTCCTGACATATAATCTTCAACCATCTCACCTTCAGGTTCATGCTCTGCTGCTAGTGCTGCATAAGGAACTGCTTTTCTATCCTTAATTTTCTTTGCTTGTACTGCCTTTGCATGACGTTTTGCACCTTTTTTAACAGCATCAATAACACCTTCTTCAACAGAACTAGGTGTAGCATCCTCATGCTCTATCACATTACCATCTTTATCTTTTGTATGATGTTCTTTAACATGGTCAGCAGCTTTGTAAAGAGGTTTACCAGTCTTTACATTTTTCTTACCTGCCTTATATCCTTTCCATGCAGGTGTATTTCCTTTCTTATCAGCAGCAGTTACAGTATATGCTTCTGCTTTTACTTGAGGATTTACTTCTATTTTATTTTTACCCTTCATTACATCTACAACTTTATTGAGTTTTTCATCATTCTTATCACCATCAACTTCACATAAAACATCAGATTCTGGACTATAAGATGCAGCAATATCAGATGCACCAGATCTTAATGCTCTCAATTTAGTCATCAAAACTCTTTTCTTTAATTGTGCTTCTTTCTTTTGTTGCTGTTCTAATTTTTTGTCCATAGATTCATTTGCATTTAGTACACTACCTTTTAGATCTTTTTTAAAAAGATTTTTATAACGATCCTTAATTATCTTTTTATCTTTAGATGGTACATTTTCCATAGAAGTCTCATTTACTTTTTTCTTTTCTACAGGTTTAGATGGTTTTTCCTTTGTTGCATCTAATTTTTTCTGTAATTTATTTGCCTGTCTATCCTTTCTCAATGCTTGTATTCTATTATAAACTCCAGCAGCAGTACCACCACCAACCTTTGCAATGTTAGTACCTAATTTTGCAAGTGCTGTACCATCACCATCATCTTTCTTAATTGTACTTATTGATGGTTTAGAAACTGCTTTAGCAGTTGCCTTGGAAGCATCTGCCTCCTTTCTTTTATCTGCAATCTGTTTAGTTAATCCCTTTTGCTTATCCTTTAATGCATCTCTCTTTTCCTTATCTGCTCTTCTCTGCTCTCTTTCCTTATCACCTTTATCTCTTCTATCTTCACGTCTCCTTCTAATCTCAAGATTTGCTTTCTTCAGTTCTAATTCCTTTTCCTTTCTAACCTCAGATCTTTCTTTTTTTGCAGCAGCATCTTCCTTCCTCTTATCAGCACCAGTTTGCTTATCAAGAATTTCTTGTGCTGCTTTTCTTTGTTCAGGACTTAAAGCCTCTGCAATATACTTATTATTTAAACTTAATGAAGACATTACTTTTTTTTCTTCCTGTACTTATTTATGAACTGCCTACCCCAGTCAGAACCAGGTACCATTTTTTCAGCATACCTTCTCAATGAATCAGTTCCAACTAATCTTTGATCTCCAGAAACACCAGATACATCTGTAAGTTTTTGCTCTGTTACATCCTTAATCCAAGATTTAAACATTAGATTATTTTCAGCAAGACAAATTAAATAATTTGTTCCTCTACGAATGATTCTTCCAATAACTCCTGTATTAAGATTTTCTACGACATCACCAATATTAAATATCTTTTCTTGTACATAATTTTCACGAAGATTCTTCCAATCATACTTAGGTGCTACTTCCCACAAATCATAAGATTCGTTTGCTTTTTTCTTTGAAATTGGAACACTCATTCCATCCTTAACAGCATTAAACAATGCTTGTATTTCGGGAGATTCCAAACCTTTTGGCATACCTTTTACAAAAGTATCTGCATCACCATCCATTACTGCTTTTCTCATTTTCGATGCAGACATTCCTTCTACACCTTCCGCATCAGAATCACGAACACCAGCAGATATTACTCGTATTTGTTCAAAGTTATAAAGATCTCCATTATATTTTTGTGCAAGACTTTCAAATTCTGCTTGTCTATCTGCACCTACTACTATATTAATATTAGAATAACCAGCATTAGATACTGTTTTAAGTACATCAAAAATTGTTTTCATCTTTGGATTATCAACAATGTTCTCCTCATAATTAGGAAACATCTTTTTCATAAACTCAATCTTAGATCCTGGACTTAATGGATTCTTCTTTGGTTCATGAGTTCTTGATGGATATACTTTAAGATCTGCACCTGCTGATACTGTTTTTGCTGCTTGCAATAACTTCTCGTGTCCTACTGTTGGAGGATTAAATCTACCAAATGTAATTGTTATTGGTTGTTCTAAATCACCACCTCCCAATTCTGGAGCATCTTCTAATGCTTGAGTTACTTGTTGTTCTAATTCTTCTGATTCCTGTCCTTCCTGATTTGCAGCAACAGCATCCTGATCTACCTTTGGAAATGGTACATACTTTCTACCATTAGTGGGTTTTTGTATTACTGGTGCTGGTTGAAATCCTTGTTTTTCTGGTTGATCTGATTGAGCAGTTCTACCTTCTCCACCTTCATCTTTTTCTTTCTTCTTATCATAATACTTCAACTCACCCTGATTAGTATAAGCAACAGGATTCCCACTCTGGTCTAACCACTTTCCTTTGCGGTCACTAACCAGATTCTTTCTCTGTGCTTCGACTGATGCTTTAGACTTACCAGCCTCTGTTAAAAAGTTTAGAAATGTTTTCATGTATATATTTAGCGTACTATTATACTGTTAATTTTCTATTAAGAGCAGCATTATGCTTCTTCCTTCTTTTGGATCTCATAACAAGACACTCTTTAAACATTTGATCTTTAAAATCTTTAGACAATGTTGCAAAGAATTGAGGTGCTTGTTTAAAATCTCCCTTATATCTTAATTGCAAATCAAGAATAGTTACACCATCTTTTGATAATTTATAGAAAACCTTTGCTGCATTTGTTTTCATTTTTTGTTCGGTATCAAGATCCATCTTATATTCCTTTTTACTTCCTGCTAAATTTGCCAGTCCACATAATATTGTATGCTGTGGTATTACAGTAGCTGGTTTTAATTTTAATTTAGATAATTCTACATCTTTTTTATTCTGGGTATAATCAGCAAATCCAGTAACTAAAGCAAATTCAAAATGCATATCACCAATATCCTTTGCTAATAATTTAGTTTGCATCTGAGTTTTAAGAACAATATCAATTAAACTGTCAGCAAAGAATTTTGCATTCTTCTGTATGACATCATTCATTTTAGTATATAATTCATTATCAGGTCTAGCTAAATCATTATTAATATAATCCCTCAACCCTACTTGACCTTTTTTTGTTGAATCAAATAAATTGGGATCTGTAACTTCACTCAATTCAACAGGTTCATCATTTTTGTTAAAACCTTTTAAATTAATTAAAGCATACTTCTTCTTAGGATTTCTTGGATCAGTAACCTTATATTCCCATATCTCTTCATTAGTTGCTTTAGATAATTCCTTACCATCTATAGTTAAATTAATAATACCATCTTTTTGTGCTTTCTTTACAACATCTACAAAATACTGTTGTCTTATATCATTTAACTGATTTCTTTGTTTTGTAAATTTTCTACCATCAATAAAAGTTGAATATGCTTTGTTTATAAGAGTGGGATCTGCCCCTTTAACATTCTTCTTTTTCTTAAGAGAAATACCATAAAAAGTTTCACTATCAACTTTAGCCACCATATCAGAAGAATTATAATCAAATCCTGTATTTTCATTTTGCAATCTAAAATCATTGACCTCTTGTGGCCAAGTTGCACCAGTTAAATAAACATTACCAACTCGATCAACACTATCACCCATAAACTTCATAAAGTTCTTAACACCTAAAGCTGCAGAAAAACCTGCAACTATATTAGCTACAAGTGCTTCTCTTTTTTTAAGATTAGACAAATATTTTTCACTACCTGCATCTTTAAACATCTGTTGAAATTTAGCATCAAGAGGTTTAATACCTTTTTTTGCTACCGTTAATCCAGAAGTAGTTATCCAATCTAACAACAAATCTCCAGATTGATCTGCAACCAATGCTCTCATCATAGTTGATGGAACTAATAACCCGACAGCACAAAATACCTCCGAAGGTTCCAGGGATGTTTTCTTTTCAGTACTCTTCGCAACCATTACATATAGTAAAAATATTAGAATTATTTATCCCATTTATCACTGTTGAAGTTAGCATGAGAGAATTGCTCACGATCAATCAACTTATATGTACCGTACTCATTACTAACTACATACCCTTCATGATCACATCTCTTATCATCAATGTAACACTCAACCATCTGATCTGTTGGTTCAATTCCATCCATGATCATTTCCTTGATCTCAATAATAAAATTATAAAGTTGAAATACACTCTTATCAACCTTAGTCTCCTTTGCAAGTCTTGATGCATCTAACTTATCACCATTACGAATGTAACTATTAATATACTGCTTTAACTGCTTACCCTTCTCCTCTGTAGGAAACTTAACGAACTTTGCAGCAACACGAGCAGCAGCAATATACAATCCTATTCTATAGTTACGAGACTTGAAACTTGCAGAAGTATCAATAAACTTAGTTTCTTCCTGTGAGAATGGATCAGTTTTTGCTCTGTTCTGATTGCACTCATCCATACTTACATCATAAAAACCAAATGATGCACACATATCTTTTAGAGTTTCACCTTGATATGTTGTATGAGCAGCAACAATAATATCGTGTCTAGGATTAACTGGTGGAAGAAACTTATATGTTATTGTGTTTGGTTTATATGTAGTTCCACCACCATAACCAATAAAGTCACACTGATATACACCACCGATTCTTGGTAACTTCTCAAGACACATATGCAATATGGATGCTACTGCTGGTTTATCACCGTGATTTACTTCTATGTCATTATGATTATAATTGATCTTTACTCTTACCTTGTTGAATACTGATTTAGTACCAACAAAAAACTTATTATTCTCTGGATTAATACCCCAGACAATAGCAGGAGCACCATCATACTTGACAGTTACTCTACTTCCTTGTGCTTCAAGAAAATCTAAAATGTTATAAAATCCTGCACGACCTTCGTTAAGGATAGCGTCTTCAGGATGTTCGAGGTGTCTGTTCTTCATATAAGTATTATACTCCATTATTCTATATTATGGACGATCAGTGGACAGTTTGTATATTGTCTTTACTAAATAAATTTTTAACTGTGAGGGAAGGGATCGAACCTTCAAGTCCCGCCAGGAACACCAGTTAAACAGACTGGAGCGTTTACCGTTTCGCCACCTCACATGGTATAATGTAAAGATGGTCAGTTAGTATTCAAACGCTAATACTTTTATTAGTATTCACGAGCTAATACTCAGACCATCTTTATTTTTTAATCAGGAATTGCTTGCATGATACGTGTCACACCGATTCCTCCACCACTTCTAGGGAAGAAGTCAAAGTTAAGAAACTCTTCAAGTTCTGCTTCTACTCTTTCCTTACCAAATAATTTGTAAAGTAAGTTAGCATATTCACCATCAGATATAGTATGGAATGTATCACGCATCTGTTTCTTATCAGTGCTACGTTCCGCAGAACCAATAGTTTCCATACCATTTAAGATTACATCAATCTTTCTACTGGTTCCGTCATCATTTCTTGACATATTCCAGAAAGGTGATGTCCACTCAGGGAACTTAGTAATCATACCACGACCAATTTTCTCTTCATGTTCATGTTCGAGTTCTTTGGTATTGTATTGATTAGTCCAATCATCATAGGTATTAATATTCTCTTCATCTAAAGGTATACCTAGATATTCACACAATTCAATTTCCATCTTTTCAAGTTCTTCTACACCTCCGTGCATTTCAAACTCAAACATAGGGAAGATAGTTTCGTGCCTACCTGGTACAGGATTTGGTTCTGCTCTGTAAGAAGTAGATAAACAGAAAAATCCTGGTGCTTCAGGGTTTTTAAGTAATTCATACTCTAACCACATCTGTCCTGTTTGTGGTAGAGGCCACACATCTCCACTATAGTTATAGGTTGCTACTGTTTCTGGATCTTCGCAAGCAGCAAGGATACTTAAACGATTTTGAGTATGGACTTCATAGAAACCTTTGGCCAAAAAAAAGGAGCGTAAACGCTCCAGTGTCTTGGTATATTTCTTTGGTTCAATCAAGCTTGTCATTGATTTTGGTCAAACTGATTTATTTATACTCTTTATGATCTCTTATGTCATCAGGTATAAAATCAGATACTGTTGACCTATGAACCTTTCTTGCTAATTTTCTTTTTGCCCTCGCACCAGCATCCATTGCCTTTTCAGGTTTCTTCTCTGAAGCAGATTTCTTCATTGCATCAGATGCTTTCTTTCTCCAACCCCTAAATGAAATTCCTTCTTGCATTTTCTTTTTCTCTGGTAAACCTTTGTGTTTTGTTTTGGCAAACTTTCTAGCATCTTTGACACTAATATCATCTGCAACGTCTGCTACTTCTGGTGATGGATTTTCCAATTCACCCTTCTGTGCAGCACGAACCATACCAAAAAATCTTTGTTGCTTTTTAGAGACTGCTGGCATTACTTTGTATCCATGATGGCACCCTTGCCATGTTTAGCTTTGATCTTTGCCTTCACGATGTCAAGTGCGGTTACCCCTTTACCGTACTTTTTCTCTGCCTCTTTTTGATAGACAGTTTTACCTTTGATCTTTTGATTATCAGGTGTACGTTTTGAACTACCTGCTCTACGGTCAGAACCATCATGTCCTATACCGTATTTAACAAGACGGTCATCTCGCATACGATCATAACCTTCTTCACCTATAAACTGTTTGAATGTTTTCATGACTTTTTACGAGTGTCCCTTACTTCCTGTCCTGCTCTTCTTGCAGCCTTGTTACCTGTTCCTCTATCGGTTCTTGGCCCATGCCAACCTTTCTGTCCTCTTCCACCTCTTTTTATGTTAAATCCTTTTCCACCAAAATCACCATGACTTCCTGCTGCTGCTTCTTTTGGAGATGCACCTTTCTTTCTAGCAGATTCTCTAGAAGTATAATGTCCATGAAGTTTATCAGCAGCATCAGATTTTGCTTTACTGTAATTCTTCTGCCTATCTTTCACTCTTCTCATTGCAACATACATTCTATCTTCCTTATCGGTAGACTTCTTCTCTGCATCACTTACAGGTCTTGGTGTAACTTTGGATGAACCAGACTCTAATGGATGCTTCTTACCAGGATTACGACGATGCCAACCAGACTCCATGAGTTCTAAAATCTCATCTTCAGTCTTCACTCCAAGATTATCTTCTACAATCTGTAAAAGTTCATCATCTAATTCATCACATTCCGAGAATACAAAATTCTTAAGTTGCTGCTCATAAACTTCATCAATCAATTCTGGTTTCAATGATGCCATTGCTTTATTAGCAGCATCAAAGTCTTCTACAATCTTTTCATCAATTAGATATGCAAGTACAGCATCAAACTTATCAAGTGCTTCACCTTCCTCAAGAGTATCAAGTAATGCAAGAAGTGTTTCTCCAACTACTGCTTTCTTCACTTTACCAGCAAACTTAACAGTGTCCTTAACACCAGATGCGAATCCCTTACCAAATTCCTTCACACGTTT